AATAGGACGTGTATTTTTCGACCTCTTTGTAATTACATTCAAGGTATTTATCGAGCAACGTCTTCATACCACGTTAAAAAGTCCTTAATGTAAATCTTTCGGTAAACCATACCACACATACAGTTGTCCTCAGACCCGTTTAAAACACGATTTCTAATCTTTTGAAACTGTTTCGCAACCGACTTTGAATAACGTGTTGTTTCAGGAAGTGAACGAACCATTTCTATAAACTTAATTTCAGCCTCTGTAAACATAGATTTAAAATAAAGGTAAGTAAAGATACCAAACAAGCGGTGAAAACGTCTCCAGTGTACGCAAAAGCACTCCAAAACGCAACGCATTTAATACAAGACAAACCGCCGTGAATCCAATTTAGATAAAAAGACGGTTTAAACTGTCCGAAAAGGTAATCAATAAAATAGTGGATTGGTTCAAATTCGCACCACCACCACGCAAAGGATATTAAATAAACTATTGTCATTCGTCAGGGTTTAGTTCACGTTCAATTTTCTTCGTTTTTTGAACACGTCGTCTTTTTCGTGCATCATTTTGACGAAAATTTAAACATAAAAGTTTTTTAAGTAATCGGTTCATTGGTTCAAATATATAAAAAAAATAAACCCCTCCGTTAAGAAGGGGCAAATTTAGAATCTTACGACTCTTTGTTAGTGGATTTCAAGTGTAAATATACAACTTTTTTAATTCTTTTAACTTTTTTTTAAAATCTTCAGCGTCTTTAAGTTGAATTCTTACTGCTATTGTCGTAGTTGGTTCGCCTTTTTTACGTCCCGAGTTTTCTCTTTTACCGCCTCGCATCTTAAAATTTATAAAATCTTTTTATTTCGTGTAATTGTAGCCACTCTTCGTGCAACTCTTTTGATAATGTAGATAAATCATAACCTTTCAAACTACATTCCTCAATTAAAGGAGTTAAATAATCAATTCTTAAATTAACTCTTTGTTGCCAATATTCGTATTGATGTCTTCTTATTTCATCCTCAATTTTTGTAGTTGGATTTAATATCATTTCTAAATGTTCAAAATCTTTTTTCTCCACTTGTTTTACTGGTTTTAATTTGCATTTATGCCATTGAGTAGGGTGCTTTTGTTTGCTTGTATACAAAATCTCCTTATTACACTTTTTGCACTTGTATATATGTGTAGTAAAACCCATACCCTAAAAATTAAAAGGGCTAATTAAAGCCCTAGGTTTTTTCTAAATGTTTCTTGTACTATTTGCTTAGCTTGTTCTTCTGTGAATCCAAAGCTTCTAGCTTCGTTTACTTTTTGAATGTAGAATGATTTAAGTTCTTCTGTTGTCATTCCAATTAATTTTGCTACTGTTTCCATTTCTCTCTTTTTTTTATAGTTCTGTGCCTTATTGACCTTACAAAGGTACACAAGTTTTTGATACTTGCAAACTTTTTTCAAATATTTTTTAATTTTTTTATTTTTTCCTTGTAAACCGTGTTTATTTCTTGGAGTTCTTCGATAGTCCATTTCTTTGTTACGTGTGCGAGTTCGTGTAATTGTAGCAACCTTTCGCCTCCTATTCGTTTTTCGATACCGATTTGATAGTTTAGAAGGTTACCGCTTAAGAACTGGTTGCATTTTTCGCATTGAAGATGAACGTTGTCTTCGTTGAATCTTAAATTAGAGTGTCCTCCAGCGCTAAAATAATGCCCTGCGTTTATTTTCTTCGGTTTCTGTTCGCACGAAATACACATTTTACCCTTATCTCTTTCCCTTATGAACTTGTTGAAAGTCTGTTGAGCTATCTTGAGCCAGTCTGAAGCAGTCATCAATTCCTTTTTTAACTTCGTCTTTTTGGCTTTCCATTTCTTCAACTCTTTTTCTTTAATCATTTCTTTGACGCATAAGTCGTGAAAACAATTCTTTTGAAGTGAGTTGTAAGGAGTAAACTGATTACCGCAGTATTTGCATTTCTTTTGTTTAGTCATATACCTCTTTATAATCGGTTAGTTTTTTTTGTGTTTCAAGTAGTTCTATTTGCATTGACATTAACTTATTGGACAACGCTCTGTTTTCTTTTACCAATGTGTTCAAAACGTCTTTAATCTGTTCGAGTTCGTCTTGTTGTTGTACGATACCTTCCGCCCGTTTTGGCTCTAAACGCTTTCTAAACTCGAATTTATTCCAAAGTGAGTTAAGGTTTATATAAGCGAGTTGTATTTTTATTTCTTTATCCATAGTTATAGTTTAGGAATTCGTCTTTTGTAACTCGTTTAACGTCCATTACTTTTTTTTCAATGGTAAAGGATATTACAAACTTCGAGTTTTGTTCTTTCAATAGGTCGCACAAAAGCAAACCAGCATCGATGTCGTTAATAGACCAGTTTATTATAAAATATTTTTCTTCCATAGTTAAAAGGGTAAATCAAAATTAGTATTTCTTTTTATTTCGTGTTTTTGTTGCAACGGGTTAACGCCACCTATCGTAAAACCTTTACCGAAATTATAATCAAATAAAAGTGGTTGGTTTAACTCAGTTTGTTGTCCCCCAGTGTCACGGTCTTTAATTTTCTCAACATCTATCATTGTAAAATATTTCATTGATTCGTGTTTTACAAGTCTGTGGATTACAAGCATATCGTCGCAACGATTTAAAAACGGTTTACCGCCTTCAATATGCGCTTTCAATGGTGGTTTAAGGTGTCCGTTCCAAACGTGGTCTTGAGGGTATAGCATCGAAGTTCGTCCACTTTCGCTTGTTGGGTGTGTTGAAATGTACAAAGTCTTATTTGTACGGTTGCAGAAATCTCTTGTCGTGTTTAAGAACTCGTAATTGTCGCTGTGTTGCATACCTCGATTTAATCCAGTGAACGGGTCAATAAAAGCAACGTCGCATTCTTGAGTTTCAATAATCTTTAACATCTCTTGAGGTGTGTACATTTGTTCGTTGCTTACAAATTTAAACCATTGCTCAATAATCTTGTTATAAGTTAGTATTTCGTCTTTTGAAAGGTCGCTAAATTTATTACCTGAATACATTTGAATTAAGTCCCTCATCACTTGACCGCTTGAGTTTTCACCCATCCACAAAACGAACTTCAAATTGTGTTTAACAGCCAAACAAAGAAAGTACCACAGCATAAAATAAGATTTACCGACGTTGTCGTGTCCAAGAACTATGTTTAGTTGCTTTCGCTTGAAACGAATATAATCGTCTAAAACGCACCCTATACCAAGACCCATCGAAATTTTACCGTCTTTGTAATCGAGTAGGTAGTTTGTGCTATGTCCGTCGTTTAAAATCATTTGTAAGCGTTTACTTGTTTCATTACATTTTCGTAGAAAAGCTGGTCATTCGACTTTTGTTGTTTAGTAAGTTCTAAAGAACTTTTTTCCCACGTCCTTACACACGCTTTCCAATCCTTCATTTTATTCTTACCAACTAACCAACCGTTGCTTGTATAGTAGTTAACAAACTTTTCAGCATCAACACCCTTCCCACGTTCTAAACAATAATTACTAACTTCTTGCAAAGAAGGTATTATAAACCTCTTATTTACATTAACATTATCATTTACATTTACATTAACATTTACATTGCCTTCTATTTTGCTTTCAACTTGCTTGTCTTTTGCTTCTGTTTTGCTTTCAACTTGCTTCAATTTAGGTTTTTTTCCGTTATGGTATTTCTTTACGTTTGCATCGATTTGAGGTTTAATCAAAGTGAATAAAGATTTAGCCATTGCATCCGTAAAAGTAGGTTCTTTAAAATCCAAACCATAAATAAAAATAGCATCGTAAACCTGTGCTTTTGTTGTTTCTGTCATTCCGTCTAAACTTTCGTAAAAGCTACGGTAAAAAATCATTGAATCTCGCATTTTTTTAATTTTAGTGCAACAAAAAACCCGACCATTTTACTCGCGGGTCTCACTTCGCTTTCAAATAATCGGGTAATAACTTCTTTTAAGTTCTATATTGTGAGACCGAACCTACTAAATAATAGTATAAAAAGTTAAAGTGTTTTTTTTCTATCGCAATATTTTTGCCATTCATCCATAGTCCACACTTCAAAGACTAATTTTGGATGAAGGTCTAACCGTTTAATAGCGTCTTCTTTAGAGTATGCTTGGACAATAAAGTAATCAACTTTGTTTTCAATCCAAGTGTAAACCCTAAACGGACGCTTAAAAGGGTACGTCAAACACGCTTTCTTCTTTCTTGAAAGGTTCGGATAGTTTAGCACTAAAGAATTTTCCATTTTCTGTTTCTTTTACCCATAAAGCAATTTCGATTTCTTCGCCTTTCCAGTTAAGCTTTCCCTTGTATCCTGGCTGCGCATCTGTCGTCTTTTTGTCGTTCTTGAATATTGCTCCCGTGTTTTCTCTTTGTTCCATCGTTTTTTGTTTTAAATTTAAGTAAATTATTTTAATTCTCGTTTAAGTTTTTCAATGTAAAGTGTCGCATCCATCAACTCCTCTTGCAAGTGGTTTAACCATCCTAACAAATCAACGTCGGTTCGGTCTAAATTAGTTCCGTATTTCTGTTGCCCGAGTTTTGACCGTTCCCAATATTTGCCGAGTACCGCAATTAAAACGGTGTCTTCGTGTTGTATGCTTTCGTTTGTTATGTTCATTTTATCAATTCATTAAAATAGGTTCGACAATGTTCTATTCGTGTTTTCATCTCGTTAACTACGCCCTCATTGTATTCAACGTGAAAGGCTTTTACTCTTCGGTCTTTCGATATATGGTCGAAATTATGAATAGACATAACATCTCGAATAGTTTCTTCAGAGGGTTCAATTTCGTATTTTCCCCACGCGGTTCTTCGTATTTCATCGTTGACAATTTCTTCTGGTGTGTTAATTAAACAATAACTAATTAAAGCGTTCTTCTTACCGGTGAGCCACATATAACCCATAACTTGGTAATAATAGTCTTTGTTGGGTAATTCACTTTCAAAGAACGGGAACGTGTCACCTGACCAACTACTTTTAACGTCAATTACTAAAGACGAGGTGATAATGTCGGGAGTTCCTTTAATGTAGTCGTTCTCGAAATACTCGTCGTTCTTGGTTAAAAACTCGAATCCTAAAACCTCCTCAGTGAGTTCGATTGCTTTCTCTTCGACTTCGTTTCCTTTGTCAGTGTAACGGCTTTTAAACACCTTTTTAATACCGAACAAATGTTCCTTCGCAAGTTCTTCGACGTATGTTTTCGCAGTTTGACTTAACACCTCAGATTTACTCCGAGGTGCTGTCATTATTTTTCCTAATTGTGAGCAACGTATTTTCATAGTTCTAATAATTTTTTAACTTGCTCATTTGTTAAAGCAAAATCATTGATTAATTTATCCCTTCTTACTAATCCATTTTTAACAGCGTCAAGAGCCTTTGTAAACCTTTCATCATTTAATGGTTGTCTGTTTGGATTTATAGCTTGTGAAGCCGTGTTTGCATCGTCGTCTACAGCTTGTAAACTTAAAAGTGACTGCAAAGTGTATCGTCTGTAATAAGTAACTGCGCTACCTATCTTTTGAGGGTCGGTAATTTCGGGTAACTTCATACAACTTTCGCATATTTCAGCGCTATCAATGTCAACTATTCGACTATAAACATAACCGTCCTCAATAGGTTGTAATAATAAAAGTCTGTTTTCTAATAAGATAGGCTCGACTTCCTCAATTAAAGCGTTAATGTCTGCGTAATTGTTTTTAAAGTGTGGATTTTTAGCGTTCTTCGCTACTTTCTTAATTGATTGCTTTGCGTTGTGCAACTTTTGAAGGAATGTTAAAGCCGCAGCTTCAACGGTTGTTTCTTGTTTTTTCATTTTATTTTGTTTTTAGATTTGTGCTAATTTAAGTAATTTACTAATTCGATTTTCCAAAAGGACTAAATTTTTTAACTCGTTTACGTTAATATCGTCTACTGGCTTAATGTGGCAACGTGATTTTTCTTTTATTAACTCAATGTTTTCTTTTATTTCTTGGTATCCGTAACCCTCGTAAGTTGTTAAGACTTGTTTTATAGCGTGGATTACCGTTGAGTGGTCTCTACCGAAGTCTTTACCAGCATCTTGTAAGCATTTTCCACTCATCCAGTTCCACACCATACCGATATTTCTCCAAATTACTACTTCTTGTTTTCGTGTTTTTAATAGTTCACCTTCGAAAATGTAAGGACAAGCTTCGTAAAAGTCGACCATTTCAAAAGACGATACTTCAATAATCTTTGCTATCTTACCTCGTTTGTATTTCATTGCTTTTCGCTTTTAAGTATTGTAAGTAAAGTTGTAAATTGAAAGTTCCTCCTTTGTCTCCTTCGTGTTTCTTTTTAGTCCAGTATTCTATTATGCTGTTTAAGTCGATGTAATTCATATTTCTATTTTATAATCGTTTAACGTTTCGTTGAATTTCTCGTAAATATTATCAAGCATCTCAAATTGATATTGTTCATAGTCTCCGTGTTTCCATTCGTTGCGAAGCCATTGTTTAAAGTCGTGCAATGCGCTAAAATAATCTAAACCTCGTAGGTGAACTTCAGCGTCTTCGTAGTCTTCAAATTCAAGTGTAATTTTCATAGCTTAATAATTAAATGATTGTTGTTTTTGTTCTAAATAGTATTCAATATCTTCGTCAGGGTCGTAAGTGTAGTTTTGCTCAAACCAAATTCGTATCTCGTCGTTGATTTCGTCGTGAATATATTCGATAAGGTCTAAAGTAATACCGTGTTTTTCTAATTCCTGACCCTCAAGAAGAACATCATCAAAGAACTCGTCCATAAAATAGAATTTCATACTGCTATAAATGCAAGTATAGTCTTTAATCTCGAAGTTAATACTGTAAATTTTACCGTTTAGTCCAAATTCGGCGTACTCGTCGTTTAAGTAAGTTTTAAAAAAATCAAATTTTTTGCTAAATAAATAATACATAATTCTTGTTTTTAAAGGTTGTTAATACAAAGGTTAATTAGTGTGTTGTATTGATTGAGTAATTCAGTGTAAGCGTCAACTAATATTTGTTTGTTTTCTCTTTGCGCTTGGTCAATTAATCGAGTGTACTCGTTTGCTTTTAATTGATAGTTGATTAGTTTTTCTGTCATGATTTCTTGTTTTTAAATGCTTTCAATGATTCCGATAATTAAACCGAGTAAATAAACTGCGAGTGCAAATTTTAAAAAGTTTTTCATTGCTCTTGTTTTTATTATTTAGAGAAATATTTAACTACGTCTTTAATGCTTCTTGTAACGTTAGACCAGTAAGTTAAACCTAAATCGTTTTTGTAGTTAGATACTTCAAATCTTACTCTTGAATCATAACCTTCTTTAACTGGATTTGATACGCTGTAAAGCTTACAAACTACAACCTCGTTTACTAAAACCAAAACTGTTGGGATTCCTAAGATTTGGCAAACTTCTTTTTTTGTTGTTACTGTTTTCATAATTTCTGTTTTTTCGTTGTTGATTACCTTACAAATGTACATAACTTTTTTAAACGTGCAAAACTTTTTTAATATTTTTTTCAATTATTTTTAGTTTGTCAATGTTTATGCGGGTTTCAGGGCATAAAAAAAGCGGTGTTGCCACCGCCTCTTTGCATCAAACCTAACCGAAAAAACAAGATATTGCTAATTTAACGAATATTTTTCTGTTTAATCTGAAATGTTAATAAGTCTGTGTAGGTCTTTTGATTGAAAATAAATGTTCCACCTCTGCAACTTTTACAACGCATTTGATATTTAATAGTTCCCGCTGCTGTTGCATACATTGCGTGTCGTGCTATATTATAGCTTGAGCAGTGAGGACACGAAAACTTTTCTTCGCCAAACATAACACCGTAGTGTTGAGTAGGTTTAATATAAGGCTCTAATTTGTGATAAACTTGTTCTAATATTTGGACGTCTTTCTTACAATAGTTAACCATCCGTTCTAAAGCTTCTTCATCTTTGTCTAAAACTATCTTTCGCCACGTATCGAACCCACCGTTTTCTAACTTACCTTGACCGAGTAAAACCTTACCCAAGTAATCGAGTTTATTTGAATTAAAATAAAAGCCGTTTTTAGCCTTTTTAAGCGTGTCAATTGATACATAGTGAGCTAACATATCAACGCCTTGCATAATAGCCCGTGTGCGTAGCCATTTAGTATCAAACCTATCTGAATTGTGACCGACAATTTCGTGCGCTGAATTGAGTACTTTAATAAAGTCCTTGAGTAGCTTCTTATCGTTTTGCTTTTTATCCCACGTTAAAGAGTGAACTTCGTCTTTCCCTTCCCATTTCCAACAAACACAAATGATTTTACGCTCTTCGATAATGTTGTCAGGGTCAATGTTTAGATTATATCCACTACGCCACGAAAAGACAATATTCGGGCTTACTTCGATGTCAAAGAATAAGCGTCTACGCATAAAAAAAGGTTAGGTATATTTAATTAAAAGAACCAAACTAAAATTATTCCAAGTAGAACAATCAAAGTAGAAAATATTACGAGATTAACTTTTGTAATTTTCCACCATAACTCAGAGTTTTTATCGTTAGTATAGATAAGTGAACTGCTAATCATTGTAAACGACGCAACAAGAAAAATTATCGTGAAATATATTTTAATATAAATCATAAAAAAAGGTTAGGTAAATAAAAAAAGCGGTTGTTATTCCGCTTCAAATTCGTCTACAATTACGAAAGACCAAGTCCTTTGTGGTTTAAATAGGTTTAGAATCTTAACGTAGTCAGGTGTGTTATTGAACACAAGGCAACCTTCGGACCACGGACCAATCTCTTTAACTATAATTGTCGATTTCAAGTTGTGTGTTGCAGCGTGAAAATTAAAACCTCGAATATCGTTCTTTATTTCGGTAGTTGGGTTCGTTTTTCCATCTGTTGTAAAGTCTCTACGATACGGGAAACCTTTTACTTGAATACCCGCTGGAGTTTTACCTCTATGTAATCCTAATTTATAGCCGTCGTAATTCCATACGTTCGCTTCAACTACTCCAGTGCCTTTGTGACCTTTGTTAGTTGTACAAGTTGTAACCGTCACGAATTTAGACCCGTTGAAAATATAACATTTGTCGTCGAATAGGTTCGCAGCATCTTCATTTGAGCGTACAAATAAAGCCCAATAATTAGATGGAATACTTTCGAAGGTGTCTAAGGATTTAACCTTGTCAAGTAGTTGTTTGTCTGTGTATTTTCTCACATTGTTCATAGTCCGATTTTTTTATTTGCCCTTAAAAGTAAAACAATTAACAATACAAGTCCAAGAATAACAGCTAAAACTTTAAGTGTTGAGCTTAATGAAGTCTTTTTTTCCGCTTGTATTTCTTTGCGGTCGGTCTTTGCGTCTTGTTTTAATTGCAGTCTGTCCGTCTTTGCGTCTTGCTGAATTTGTTCTTTGATTATTTTGTACTCGGTTTTAGTTTGGTATCGTGTCTTTGGTACGTAAACGGTATTATTTTGAACGATAGTGTCACGGTAGTTGTAAAAGTATTCTTTGAATCCGTCTTTTATTACTGAATCACGGAAGTAAACTCGAACCGTATCTATTCGAGAATCGATTTTAACGCCCTTTTTAACGGCTTTCTCTAAGTGATAGGTAGCTGAACACCTAAATAATAAAATGTACGCTAAAACAAGCATTAAAATAAACGTGAATTTATTTGTGTTTAGTGTCATTCTTGGAGTTCTTTTTTAACATCTTTAACTTTTCGAACTAAGTTGGTTATTTTGGTAATAAACGAATAGCCTTTAACCTTTGTAAAACTTTCATCTATTGATTTTACTTCGATGCTTATAAGAACTAAAGCAAGTAGTTTTGTGCTTAAATGGTCAACTGCGACAACCGTTTGTGTTAAGTCGTTTAAAATATAGTAATCCGTGGCGTAAGTAATGATTACCGCAGCACAATAAGTTATTAGTTTAGGCACAAATCCGTGTCTTAATTTTTTAGATTGAATGCTTTCGCCTACTCTATACGCTTTCCATAATCCGAAAAAGGTATCGATAACCGTAGACAAAGCAACGAGTAAAACTATAAACTTAATCGGACTTAAAAAGACCAGCAACGAATTAAATAAAGTGATTATGTAAGTTTTCAAAGTATTAAAATTTGCGTTGTATACCCTGTGTCCTCTTTTTTACTTGGTTTGATATCCGAGTCTTTATTTAGGTCTGAAATAAATTCAGGAAACAAGTCTTTGTTTTCCTTTAAGAATCTGAATAATCTCGCTTCGTAAAAACTTGCCTTTTGCCCGTAGTGTTCCATCGAAAAAGCTACTTCGTTTTGTGTAACCGCATTTGAGTAGTCTCCAAATTGTTGTTGAATACCTTTGTTTTTAAGTTGGTACGATAAGCCAAAAACAGCATCTTCAGCGGAACGCCAAGCTACTACTGGTTGAATATAAGTAACGAGTGTTTCTTCGTCGTTATTTAAAGTTTGCGCATTGTAGCCCGTCAACATATAGTTGTAAAAGTACGTTCCAAGAATTGGTTGTACTCGCATATCTGACTGAGTCTTGATGTACGGAGTAACATCGGTTACGTCTACGTTTGCCGTTATCGGTGTTTGCGTCTTTAAGTAGTTTTCAGTTATAAAGTAAATCATAATGTCGGTGTTTGCGTTGCTTGTTGCGCTTGTTGGTCTCGAGTAACGTCACCACCTTGAACGGGTGGCAAAGAAGCCATTGCACGAATTTCGTTTATTGTCATCGACTCAAGTACTTTCGTAGCAAGTAAAGGCGACATCGTATTAAGAGCGTCGCTTACTGCGTTTGTATCCTCGTCAAGTTCTACAATAGTTTCGTTTACGATTTGGAAATTGTTTATAGTAAAGTCAGCTTTAACGTCTGCGATTTTCAACAAGTCGTTTACTATGTCTTCGATAATGTTTCTAAGTGGGATTATCGTGTTTTTCTCGAATATAATGTAAGCTTGTTTAATGTCACTTCCTGAACCAAGTTTTCCACTCACACGAATACCCATTAAGATAGGGTCTATAATATGCGCTTGACAAATCTTTGAATCTATACTTTCAGTCGTGTTTTGAAACAGATTGTCGTTTGAATTCGTTGGAATACTTTCGATTTTAGGTAAGCTTTCAGCGTTGTTTGCAAAGAATGCAATAGCTTTACCACCGTTTTGTGCTCCTTTAGCCTTGTCGATAGTGTTTTTGATTGCGATTTTCTCCTCTTCTGACTGCGGTTTTTTAGGGAACATCATCGCAAATGATGGGAAAATAGAGTTTATTATATTCGACTTTTGCAAATACGACATTTCACCGTCCAAAAACGCCCAATTCATAGCCGAACTATACTGCGGTAAAGGGTAAACGTCTTGACCTACTGATTTATTTTCGTAAACATATAAGCATTCACGTTGCTTTAAGTTCCATCGGTAAGGCTTTATTTCTTTAATGTCAATTTGTGAACTCCAATCTTCGCAAATAAAGTATGTTTCTCCGTACTTATCCTTACGAATTTTTTCCGCTCCGATATGTTTGATTTTAATTAGGTCGCCTGACTGGTTGAAACAAAGGTAAAAATACGCTCTATTGTGAATGATAACGTCTTTCGTTAGTACGGGAACAAGTTGTTTTAAGTTGGTTCGCTTGTCAAATGTATATGCGTCTACTTTTTCCGTCGCAGTTGCTTGAGAATCTACCGTTAATTCAAACCCACCACCAACCGCAGCGTTTGTTTTATAATCTACGATAGCACCGTGTAACGGACTCGTGTAATACATCTGATTGAGTAGCTGCGGGTAAAGGTCGTCGCTTCCAAATCTTATTCGCCCGTTAACAACTTGTCTCGAGTTTACGTAAGGTAGTGAAAGATTACCTTCGCCTACTCTTAAAAAAGGTGTGCTGAATGCTTGGTAGTTATTACCTTGAACAACTTCAACGCTGTCTTTTTTACCGCCTATTTCTATTCCGAATATCTTCATAAATTAATCATAAATTGAACTTGGTGCGTTACCATTAACCACCATTCGACCTTCTTCAACTAAATTCAAACCTATTTCGCTTGTGTTTTGGTCTACTATTATAGGGGTTGGGCTTTCGTAAACCTTGTAAGTGTATTGACCTATAATTAAAGTCAAGTCGACACCCTCTTCTAAAGTAAATAAATTGTACCGATAAGTGTAAGGTGAAGTGTCAACACCTACCCAGTAAATCGGTTGCGATTCCGTGTTAAATTCGTTTTCAAAGACGAACAACCAAACGGGAGTAGTTATGGTTGCGCTCTCACTTAAAGTTAACACAAACGTGTTTATTTCGCCTTTGTCTAAGTAAATCATCTTATTTAATAATAGGGTTAATTACGTGTTTGTTATAAAACAAAAAACCCCCGAATTTCTCCGAGGGCTTTCCGTGTTTAGGTAGTCTATTAAATAATAGTAGGAATCACGTCTGCATCTACTTCGAATGCGAGATTTTCCGCTTCAGATGTAAGCACCAAACTGTATTTAGAACCGTCAGCTTTCGCTGTTCCTGAGCCCTCACCGTAAGCAGTTACTTGAACTTTTTCAAAGTACCAATACTTACCGTTACCGTCAAGAACGATAACCGCCAAATCTCTTTGACCTTCGCCAAGGATTTTAATTGCTCTTGACTTTGCTCCTTCACGTCTGTGGAACATTAAGTTAATAGTCTGAGTAACGAAAGACGAGCCGTTGATTAAATCAATTGCAGCCTCTTCAGTGTAGTTAGAAGTGTTTCTTCTGAACTCGAATTCTTCGAAGTCAGCAGTTACCGTTATTGCTGTTATAATCCAGTTTGGAACGTCCTCTGTAACCGCAGTTACATTCTCTTGGTCGTTAATATAAATTTTTGTGATGCTTCCTATATTGTTGTCGCATCCTTTGATTATTGCTTCTAATGTCGTGCACGCCATATCTATAAAGTATTAAAAAAGGGGTAAGGGCGAACCCGAACCCCCTTCAAGTTATTAATTAAATTAATTAGTCAAAACAAACTGAGTAAACTACTATTTCAGATGGGTTTGTATAGTGGAAACCAACCTTCATATTCGCACGAGTTCTCAAGTAAGGCTCTGCAACTGTGTCAGTCAAATTGATTGCCTTCAACCCTTTACTATCTGATTCACCATCAAAGGCATAAATCAAATTAGACTTAAGCGTCAACACCATTGTTGAAGTAGGCATTCCCTCAGCAACAACAACTTTTATTCCTAAGAACGTCAACCCTAAAGGAAGTGTAACGTAAGTCTGAGTGTTACCTGAAGCAGCAGCAAGTTCGTAAGCAGCAGCAACGTCAGCAGAAACGTAGAATCTTAAGTCAGATTTTCTACGGATAACCGCAGCTGGAGCAGCATTGTAAGTAGCAGCCATTTCGTCGATAACATTTGAAGAAGTTATTGCACCGTTATAACGTCCAACAACATCACCATCATTACAAAGTTTCTTCAAGTAGCCGTCACACAAACCAAGAACAGCGTCGTCGCTTCCTGTGTCACCTTGCCAACGGATAAACTCTAAATCTTCTTGGATTTTCAAAGACATTTCGTTCCAGTAGTAATTCATAAAAGAAGCAACAGTGAAATCTCCGTTAGAACCTTGAGCCATTTGTAAAGAAACAAAAGACTGCTCGAGCTCAAATTGACAGATTTGGCTGAGAGCTGAGAGGGCACACACCGTTATATCGATAGCGTCCAAAGAATCGTTGGGTGCTGAAAATGAGCAATTTGAAGGCGCAAGGATATTTCCAAAAGTTACGTTTGCAAGTTTAGTCTCTGACTTAATGCCTGGCAAAGTTCGGTAGTTGTCTACAAGGTCTTCAGTTAAATAAGCACGAGAGTAAAACTCGTCAGGGTTAGCACATAAAAGTGCGTTAGTTTCGATATCCAAATCGAATTTTAATTTTCTGTTCATTTTAGTTTTCTTTAAATAATTGTCTGTATTTTTTTAGTCTGTCAATTGCGGAAAATTTTTGCTCCGACAATTCAACTTCTTCAACCTCGTCTTCTTCAACAACGGGTATTAATGCTTTTACTTCAGCAATAGCTTTCATTAACTCAACTGCCATTGCGTCTAAAACAGGTTGAACGATAGCAAGAACCGCTTCAGAATCTGTTTGTGGGTCAACTGCCATTGCAATTTCTTCTTCAACTTTTTCTTCAACTTCCGCTGCCGCAACCTCTTCGGCTTCAACTTCAGCTTCAACAACTTCTTCAGCTGCCATTTCCGCTTCCATTTCCGCTGGAACTTCTTCTTTAATCTCGATAACTTCTCCGTCTTTTACAACGTAGATTTTGCCCTCGATTAAGTGTTCACCGTCAGGTAACTTCATACTTAATTTATTTAATTGATTACTTAATTTAAGACCTAAGAAACCCTCTATCGAGAAGCCTACTTGGTCTTTATTTACCAACTCTTGGTAATATTCTTTGTTTGTAATTTGTGCCGTTAACATCAAAGTACCTTTTGGAACTTCGATACCGTATGTTGAATAACTCTTATCTTCTTTTGGGTTGTCAACAATCCAAGCCTCTAAAATGTACGCTGGAACTTTCTTTTCTGTGTGTTCAAGGTTGAACAGATTTTGATTGTTCAAGTCTTGCATAAACTTAGAGTAAATGTTCTCTATTTCTTGTTCAGTAAATTGAACGAAATACTCTTCACCTTCGTCGTTTCGATATATGTTCATCGGAATCATTGCGGGTGCAACAATCCTCATTTTTGGTTCGTCTTTAAAAAAGAAATTCTCGACAGCCTTAAACGCCATTCCTTTAACCATAACGGCGGGTTTTGACGTGAACGCTATCATATCAATACCGAGTTCTTCGCCTTCGCTGTATTCTTCGTCGATAGTTATTTTATAAAGTGGTAACTCCTCTTTCATTACTAAATAATAGGTGTTATTTTATAAGTGTTATTTTTTTTATATTTGTTGAAAAAAAGCTATGTTAAAAATCGGAACGAAAGAAGTGCCAAACGTAATTAATGAACTGACAATTGAACAGTTCGAAAAGGTTTCAGAAATAACCAGTCAAGAATTAGATGCCTTTGAAAAGTGGGTAAATATATTCGTGTTTTTGGGTGCTGATGAAACGGAAGTTAACGAACTTGAATTCACTGAGTTTAAAGAAAAGGTCAAAGAGTTTAATGCTATTACCTACAAAGCATCAAAGAAGTTTTTAAAGTCGTTTGAACTTGAGGGTTATACTTACAAAAGCCACGATAAGAAACTTACTATTTCAGTTCGTGATATGAAGCACATTGAAAAGATTATTAAGAACAACCCTAACAACTATATTTCTAAAGTTATTGCGGTGCTATTTAAACGAACGGATTTAAAAGAACAAGAACACTACGCAGACGCACACATTAAACACAAAGCAAACCTATTTAAAAAACTAAACGCCGAGTTCACACTTCCTTATATTGCTTTTATAGGTGAGAAAATGAAAGACACCGCTAAACAAATCAATGATGAAGTTGCCAAAGAGTTGGAATCAAATAACGGTTAATCAATTTACTGAGTTAGCAAGTTTAGAGGAAAAGGATTTTGATAGCGTTTTCGAAATGCAAGTAGAGACGCTTTCTATTCTACTCGATGAAGACCCTGAGGACCTTTATGACCTTGAAGTAGACGAACTAAACAACGTTTTAAAGGATTTAATTTGGCTAAGGTCAGAACCCCGTGTTAAAATCAATGAACAAATAGACAAATTTACGTTTAAACCCTTCGATAAAATAACGCTTGGTGAGTTTATTGATGCTGACTATTTTACAGTTAAAGACAAAATCGGAAATATACCGATTATTACAGCTATATTTTACAGACAAACTAAACAAGACGAGTGGGGTAATCGTGTTTTTGAGCCTTATAATTACAATCTATTTGAGCGTTCTGAACTATTCAAAGAAATACCCGTGACTGCTGTGTTTGGTTTAGTGTCTGAGTACCTTAAATTTCGAGACAGTTTTACTAAGCAATACGAAAATTTATTTGCACCTCAGTTTGAAGGCGAAGAGGATACCGAAGAATTAACACCTGAAGAAAAAAAGGAAGTTGAAAACGAAAAGAAACGAGGCAAGTACGCTTGGGAAAGTTTAGTTTATAACTTAGCTGGTGAAGACGTTACAAAGGTAGACCAAGTTACCGACCTACCCTTGACGTTTGTGTTCAATATGCTATCAATGAAGCACGTTTTAAGTTAGAATGGTGTCATTGGTTCTGTTGGTAAGTTTTTATAAGGTGAATCAATCCAATTGAATTGTATTTTAACCTTTGGTGCATTTAAAATAGTTGCCATTTGTAGGAAAGGATAGTTTTCAAATTGCCAAGCAATATACTCGTTTACTATTTCACCTATTATTGATTGTGTATCTGAGCGCTGAAGCCATTTATCCGTTATTGAATAAGGAGGTATTCCTCTTGACGTGCCTTCATCTAAAAACAAATAATAGTACATTGCGTTAATTGTTAGGTTAATCTCGTTTAATTTACTTCCAGTCATTGCTGAAATTTTAATCGAATCGTAAAGCGTTCCTTCGTCAATCAAACCAAGCGCACGAATTTCTTTTTGCAAAGACTTTGCAAGTTTGTTTCGTGTTGCGTATTTTACTTTAAAAGTTTTAGCCATCTTATTCTATTGGTGGGGTTGGTTTTGGTTCGTATGGTATCAAAGGTAAATCTTTAACCCATATAAATTCAGGGTTTACACACTGGTCTATTTCTTCTACTGAAATTATCCAGTTATCGTTTAAGTCTTGAATAGGATTGAAATATGAATCTTCATCATATAACTGTCCGATTAATTCGTCTTTTTGTATCTCTGTTAAAAGTCCTACGTTTATCATACTTGTCTATTTAATGTTGTTTGAAAATTCTGTACTCTTGTGTATAGGTTAGTTACATCTGTATCTGTTAATCCGTCTCCTATTGAAGCGAAGGCTGTTTCTTTTAAACTATAAGAAGGAAATGCATAATTAAAACCAGAAACCCAAATACTTTTATTTGGAAGCAAAGTGTTCATTAAAGATGTATTAGTTGTTCCTTTTTGAATGCCATTTTTATAACCTTTAGCACTATTATTTGCAGTTCTACTCATTAAAAATAAACCCTTTGTTGTTTCTGTGGACATTGAAAATGATAACCTTCCACCAGAACCATCGTTTTGGTCATAATATGCAGTGCCAGAATATTTTATGTGCATCACAATTCTATTTGAAGCAGCATTTTGTTCACATCCCATATCAATATAATTTCCATTTAAGTCTGTTCTTGAATAGTAACTCATATGCGATGAAAAACTTGAACTTAAAGTATTTAATGGATTTAAATATGTTTCAGCATAACCATTTATACTTGGTAAAGCACCATTTACTGAGTGAGTCCAACCACCCACAAAAGATAATCTAAACGCAGCATCCAAGTCCCTTGGGTCTTTTAAGTTAAATTTATGTGTAGAAGCAGTACCTCCTACAAAAGGATAGATAGCTTTCATCTTGCTCCATACTCCATCTGCCTTCATTCCTATTACTAAGTTATTCACAGCGTTAGCCTCTACTTGGTCTTGAATGTTAGCTGCTGTTACGAACGCTTGTGCATCTGCATCACTTACGGTTTGTGTTCCTATTGAACGACCTAAAGTTGTTTGGAATGCTTGAACTGCTGTATAAAAATTAGTTGCTTCCGTATCTGTTAAGCCGTCACCTATTGAAGCAAATGCCAAATTTCTATTAGAATATTGCTGTAAACCACCGTTATTATTGAACGCAGAAATATAAACAGGAGCATCTGAATTTGCACCGGAAGCTTTAGATTGTGTTATTTTTGAAACTCCATTTTTATATATTTCAATAGCATTTGATGCTGTGCGAGATGAACTATAAAATCCTAATGAATCTAAATTAGAAAACTTCGTATAATCAGCTATTGATGAAATCGTACCGTAAAACTCATTTAAATATCTTGTAAAGAATGTATCGTAATCATTTGAAGAAGAACCGTGTGTTCCAATATCGTGAAATAATCCGTTACTATCTGTTCTTGAATAAATACTATAAGATTTACTGTTTAAATTTAATAACAAAGATGGAATTAAAAAAGTATTTGCATAAGCATTAGTTCCGTTAGGTGTTAAACCTGTACTTGAATGCGTCCATCCACCGTTGAATACCAATCTAAATGCAGCGTTTGTATCTAAAGGATTTTTTAAATTGAACTTGTGAGTACTTGCAGTACCTCCTACAAATGGATAAACCGCTTTCATTTTAGTCCAAACACCGTAACCTTTTAAGTCAATAACAAGCTGATTAATAGCCTCTTGCTGTGTAAGGTCAGTTATTGCTGCAGCCGTTATAAAGGCTTGAGCGTCAGGGTCAACTCCGCCACCACTTGCTGAGTTAGCAAATATTGAACGTGTTGTTAAATATAAACTGTGTCCGTAGCCGTACATAATTACCCTAATACAAGTGCAACACTTCCCGAAGTTAAATCAACACCGCTGAATTTCAAATCGCTTTTCGGTGTTAATATAGCTCCAGCTTTGACCGCTGTTGCTGGTGTTCCAATATAAGACGCTTTAACGTCTGTCCCAGCTATTTTAACAGCAGCAAAAACAGTGTCTTCTAAAACGACAATAGCGTCAATTGTTGCTGTATATTCTGTTGTGTTGTTAAGGATAAAAGTTCCTTTGTTTGCGACTAATTCGCCCATTAAATTTGTTGACATTTTATTTTTATTTTAAAGTTAAACATTTATTTTTATTGTAACGTGGTTTGAATTACCGTTATATATAACACTTATTGGAGTTATAATATTATTATGTTGGTCTCTTAATCTAATATCAAGTGGGTCTGTTGCGTGAATTGAAAACGGGTTCGCTCCGTTAACTGTTAAATCATTGTCTAATACAAAATAAGTTTCAGTAACACCACTTGGAACAGCTTCAACATGAATCGTTCCGTCGTTCTCTTTTTTAATTTGAAGTGTTGCGTCAGGTGCAATTATTTGTTCAGTTGTTCCACAGTCAATAGACTCGGTTAATAAAACAGTTTCTAAAGTGTTTACAAGTTCAACTGTTGAAGGGTCGCATTGACATTCATTTGTTACGGGAGTAATCGGTTCAACTGGAATAGCGCACACACTGTATTGGTCAACCTCAAATGTAAACGTACCAACCCAACCCGCAACATAGTCTAAATCAAAGTTGTTTAACGGGGTCATTGTCGGGTCAGTTAATACTGTAACGCTTAAATCTGTCCCGTCTGTGTAATATAAATAAAGGTCATTTAATATAAGTTGTGTGTCGCTTAGAATCGTGTTTATATTGGCACGGTCTTTCTGAATAATATCCACACAATAAACGTCTAAAGTAAACACGTTCGTATTCATTCCGCTTATCTCAGACGTAGGAACAACATACACCAAAGGATAGCGCTCATCCATCGTGGAAAAGTTCGGCATCTGTTCTCTAAATTCACCGCCAAATTTCTTTACTTGTAGGTGGTTATTAAAGAATGTTTCGAGTTTATTTAATAGTGCGTAATAGCTTGTCATAGTGTTGCGTTTTCTTCCATTCGTTTTACTCTCGATTGACTGTTTGTAATATCGCTTTCAACAACAACCGCCTTAATTACTTGCTGACTTTCTACACTTTGAGCGCTTGTAACCGTGTTCATATTATTAGACTGTCCGAACAAGTTTGTTTGTGGGGTTGCTGGTTGAACACCTCCACCGCCACCACTTGCACCCGCACCGCCTGAAGCGTTCGAAGCTGTTGCTCCTTTGAACTGTGTTGCCGATATCTTTTTAATGTTTGCAATACCAGCAGCCGTAACCATTGCAGCAGCGATAGCACCACGAATAACGCTCGTAGGGTCACCCGCAACTATCTGACTTGTGTACGCTGAAACAGCACCTTTTAAAGTATCGATTACAGCCATTGCAATATTAGCCGCCTTATTAACTTTAAACGCTTTCTCTTGTTGTTTTTCGCTTTCTCCAGCGAATGCGCTTACAATGTCGTTAACTGCGCTTAAACCGTCTTTTGTTAAGTCTGCAATTACAGTTCCTTTATCTATAATCGCTTGAATCTCGTCGGCTTTCGCTTGGTCGTTTATTGCTTTTACTTGTTCCGTTAAAGATTTTTGTAGTTGAACTTGCAAAGCTGCATCGTCTTTCGCTAATAACATTTTCTCTTCGTACCACGCAGCAAGGTCGTCAAGTTCTTTTTGTCTTGCGGCATCCTCTTCATTGATTAAAGTATAAGCTACTTCGCTGCGTAAATCTGCAATGTCTTTTTCTTTCTCGTCTCTTAGTTCTTTATCCTCATCGAAAAACTTTTGTTCTAAAGCTAACTGGTCTGTAAGTTGTTGGTCTTGTAGTTTCTTAACTAATTCAGCGTTTGCTTCGTTTAGTAAAATCTTTTCGTCGTACCAATCGTTAAGAGCGTCTCTTTCCATTTGTCGAGAAGCCTCAGTTTCAGAAAGTGTTTTATAATTTAACTCACGTAGAAGAGTGTCCATTTCTGCGGCTTTCTCTTCAGCCGTCTTTCTTTCTTCTTCGTCAAACTTATCATTAACCGCTTTACGTTCTGCGTTGTAATTGGCTAATAACGTGCTGGTATCTTGACCGTATTTTTTAGCAAGTGTGAAAGCCTCTTTATAATTCTTGTCAATGTCCTCGAGTTCTTGCTTTCGTTCGCTTAGTTGACTGTATCTGTATTTTTCTTCGACCTCCTGAATCTTTTCTAAAGCCTCAAGCCTTTCTTCTGCTGCCTTTGCCCTGTCTTCTGCGGTCTTTTTTATTTCTTCTTGCTGTGACTTTTCGTAATTAATTGTTAAAATCTTCATTTGATTAGCAGCATCAAGCCCTAAATTCAAAGAGTCATTTACTTGTTTTTTGAAATCATCTCGTCTTTTTGCAGCCTCTTTCCCTACTTCAGTATTGGCAAACCCTCTGAGTTCCATCTCAGCGGCTATCGCTTCGTAGATTTTATATTGAAGTTGTAATTGGTTAACTAATTGTTTTTGATATTGAACGGTAGCATTTAATTTCTGCATCTCTAAAAGGTAAGTGTCTTTACCTTCAGCTTTCTTTAAATCAATAGTTCGTTGTAGTGCGCTTTGTTCGTTGTTGTATAGAAGTTCACGCTGTGCCTTGAGTTCTTCGTTACGCTTCATTTCTGCTGCGTGTCGTTCTTTAGCGTTTTCTTCGCCCTCTTCAGCAGCTCCCTCACTTAAACCGAACCACGATAAGAACTCTTTTATTGCATCAATTACAATTTGAATAAGGTCACCTATAAAACCGAACACCGCTCCGACAGCGTCCATAATTGGCTGTAATATTCCGAGTGCATTCATTAAGGCAATGATACCAGCAACGATAGCGGTAATTGCAGCGACCAACAAAAAGATAGGGTTTGTTAATAACATAACCCCAAATTGAATAAACGTCTTGCCTAACGTGCTAACTGTACTTGTTAAGCCTTGAATACCTTTCGATATTGTTTCAGGATTTATTGAAGTTACAGTTGTTTGAAATATTTTCGCTTTATCAGCAGCCTCTTCAAAGTCAAGGTTCATAATCGAATCCTTAAGGCTACCGAAAGAGTTGTTTATTTGTTCGAATTTAGAGCCACTTGCGAAGACGTTTATTTGTTCGTTTGCGTCTCCTATTCTGTCCTTTAGTTCACCCGCTGCGGTTGCGAGTTCTTGCATTCTTTTCGGGTCGGTCGCATTTAGTAACTCATCACGAACCGCTTTAAGTTCCGCTTTGAGTTCTTTTAAACCGCCTACTTGAATTGTTCCAACGTTAATCGTTCCCGCCATATTTTATAATAGTAAAATTTTAATCGTGTTTTATATGGTTAACCACTCAGTCCCCGAATCTAAAACAGTGACAGCGTCCCATTGGTTTAAAGTATAGGTTACAGCCCCATCAATTAAA